CGAGTATGCTTGAGTTCCTTCTCCGCTCCTAACAAATGATAAGTCTAAATTTTCAAAGTCTCCACCTCCATGCCACATATTAAATGCTTCATCTAAACCACGCTTTGTCCAGTTAGCTTTAGCGTCTTCAGGTGCAAGCGCAGATCCGGCAACTACTGCGCCTGTGAGTATTCCTTTAGCACTCATTGATTATTCCTTTGGCTTTCTTTCTAAAAGGGTTTCAGCACTTTCGCCTATGGGTCCAAGCATCCCGCCAGTTAACTCATCAATGTTTCGTATCATACGGGCTGGTTGTTTGATTGCTGGGAACGTGTCTAACAATAATTCACGCCCGTACCTTTTTTGATCTATAACATCTATTGTTCGACTGCCAATATCTAATGGTCTATCTATTGCAATTGGAGTTGATCCTTCTGCAAAGGTAAGCATTAAGCCATTTTGTTTTATCTTTCCAAATTGATAGTCATTAAGACCAAGAGTATTAGCCGTTAATAGTGATGCCCATGCATCGCCATACCCCCTAACCAATCCACCAGCAGAAACATCTCCATCTCCAAATATAAACTGACGGCCTTCATTGATAACTGCATATCCACCAGCACCGTATGCTGCATATCTGCCTAAAAACTTAGCTGCTTCTTCTGGTTTTCCAGCCTTTATATTTCCAACAACCTCTCTTAAAGCCAAAGACTGCTGCTTAATAACAAAGCCGCGCAATGCCCATAATGGTCTAAGGTTTGGATTACGAGACCAGGCTGCGGGTCTTCCAGCAGAACTGATAAGCTGTTGTTGACCAAGGCCAGCAAACATTAGCTCCTCAATTAACGCAGCGCCTCGTCCTTCATACTTTGTCCAGTCATCACCATGCTTTGAAAGCTGATCTTGAATTATATCTAGTTCTTTTTCGTTAAAGTAAAAGCCCCAGTTATCTGCTAGCTTTCCTGCCTGAGCATCATCTGCTGCGCTTTTAAGAACACCACGCATTACACCTTTCTTGCCAACCTGATCCATGGCTGCAAAGCCTGAACCTTTCATTAGCATATCTGTGCCTTTGCGAAATGATGTGGCTACTTTTTGAGCAAATCCAGCGGTATCTTTTAGTTCTGAATTAATTAAACTTACAAACTCACCAAAGTGTTGGTTGTTTAATCCTGCTGTTTTTAAATCTACGTTAGGAACAGACTTAAACTTCATTGGTTTAAGCGCACCAGCACCAGACATTACTGCTCGACCACCATACTTAGCACCAACCAGAGGTATGTCAGCCACGTTAAGGACAGCAGACATTGGCCCAGCTAGTGTTGTTGCATAAGCAACAGAGCTTAATGCCTGAACAATAGGATGTGCTGTTTTGTTTTGACCCATGATGTCATCAACCATGAGCTTTCTTGCAAACGTCACAGCATCATCTTGAAGTCCCTTGTTCTTTAAAGTTATAGCAAGCGCATCCATAAACTCAGAAGGAGATAACGACTTGTTTAATTGTGATGAAACATAATCAACATCAACACCATAAACTCTTTTTAACTGAGCAAGCTGCTCCATTTTAAATATGCGCTGCATATCAGAGACAATTGGATTGTCATAATCCATTGGGTTTGGTCTGCTAGGATCTTTACTGTTTAAATATTTGCCTCTTGTTCGCGTTTTAAAAGCAGGATCATCAAGAAGATCCTCAAGCTGTTCATCAGTAAGGTTGTTTTGTTTTTTAAGAGCAGACAGTTGCTCTTTATTTAACCGAGTATGAAGATATGTTTTGTTTGGATCAAACGAAGCAGCAAATACTTCTTTGTTTAATCTAGTATTTGCACTATTACTAAAGTCTAGATACTCATCAATTGATTTTATTTGATCTGACGTTAAGACGGATGATAATTCACTCCTTAACTTGTCTCGACCTTGCGCTCCCTTACCTAAATACCCAGCGGCATAGTCAAGCATTGCCCCTTTTGCGTCTGCATTCTCATTGATTGCTTTAATTGCAGGAACAAGCCTATCTCCAAACCTAGCAAGAGCCTTGGCATTCTCTCTTAATGCTGTCTCGCTAGCTCTTTGATACCTAGCACCCACTTCAGGAGCTACTTCAGCCCATAATGTGTCTGATACACCGCGCATCTTGTCATTATAAAACTGACGAACAGAGGCTTTAACGCCTTCAAATAACTCTCCAGCAGTAGCTGCTTCAGATAACGGTTTTCTTCTAAATGCAGGATCAGCAACAGGAGTGTATTTTTCTACATCTAATACATCCTGATCTATAAATGCATTGTATGGCGTTTCAGTATCCAATGGGGATGATAATTTTGTAGATGTTGATTGAGATAAATCAGCATCAATATCTTTGTTTGTTATTTTGCCAGTTATAGCAACATCAACTAACTTACCCACACCATAGCCTAGTGCGCCGCCAGTTAAGCCCTGAACAAGTCTTTGCTCTGCTGTTTCTCCAGTGCCAACACCATAAATTGCACCTTCAATAGCGCCTTGAGTAGCTACAGATACACCCGCTTTAGAAAGTATGCCACCTAGTGCAACTGTTGGAATTGCGCCAGCAACTTCTGCTGCCGTAGAAACGCCAGGATTAAGGGTTGTATACTTACCATGCTCATCCCTTATTTGTTCTAGCTCTTCGTCATAGTTGGTATCTTTTTTGCCTGACTTGTATAGCGCTTCTAGCTCATCTCCAAAGCCAAAGGTTAAGCCTTGAAAAACAGATCGAGCCGCACCTACAGTGTTTGTTCTAGAACGCTCTTTAGATGACTCATAAAAATCATCAAGCATTTGCTCAAACTTTATCTGTTCTTCTGACATATTAAGTCTTACCTATTTGAAGGGCCGTATCTTCTTTCTTTGGCTTGATCTCTAACAGACTGTATTCTTTGAGACATTTCTTCGCGATCTCTTAATATCCTGCTTTCCAATCCAGCCCTAGCCTTTTCTGTTGCTGCTGCAACTTGTTCTTTTGTTGCTTTTTCAGGATCAATTCCATCAGCTTTAAGAGCTTGAGTAATTAAGTTTTCTAGCTGTGTTGCTTGACCAACAAGATCTTCCCTTCTTGCTTGGGTAATCTCTTCTCCGCTTGTATCAACGCCCATTTCTTCTAGCGCTTTTGTTACTGCTTCTCTTGGGTTTGCGTTTGGATTAAGCTGATACTGTTTTGCTACTTTGTTTATAAAAGCAGACTTTTGATCTTTGTCTTCATAAAGATCGCGAGCTACATCAACAATGTCTGGGCTTTCAAAAAATCCAGTGCCAGTTGGCAATGACTTTTGAACAATTCTACCATTCTCAAGAACAGGAATAGATATATCTTCTTCCCCAAGAACTGCTCTAATTGCTATGCCTGCACTGTCTGTTGCAAATGTTGGGCTTACTTCAAGACTTCTTTGTCTTTGTCTTTCAGTGTTAATTGATTTGTTTAATTTTTGAGCAGACAATCTTTTCTGGCGATCAGAAGAATTTGGATTTCGATAAATATCAAACTCCTCCATGACTCCAGGAATGCCTTCAAATATATCTTTATTGTCAAACAAAAATTGCTCATCTCGTTTGCTTAATTTGCCAGAATTTCTTAACTCTTCTTGGCTTGCCAATACCTCGTCTTTTTCTTTAATTGTTTTTATTATTCGGTCTTTTAAAAATTGAAAGTTTTCTGGAAGGTTTGCATCTATATAAGCATATGGGTCTTGTTTAATAATTGCTTGATTAACAAACCCGTCAACATATGATGTTAGTTGAGCTTCAGTTTGTTGTCTTGCCAAAACACTTCTATCCCAATTAGTTTTAGCTACATTGTCCCTTGTCTCTTGTGCAATACCTACATACTGACTTTCATCTATTCCATCAACAGAGTTAGCAATATTAATTATTTTTTGTTCATATACATCTTGTTCTTTTGGATTATTAGACTGGAGCAACAATGTTTGAAACCTTTGTATCTCTTCTATTGCTTGAGCTTTTTCTTGCTGTTCAAGACGTTCTCTATTTTCTCTTGTTTGAGTATCGTAAAAATCTTTTGCTCTGGCCGCTGCCAGCCTATCTGCTTCTTTAGCAGCCCTTACCTGGCTTGCAAACACTGACGCTTCAGCAACGGGAAGATCTGCTCTTGCTAACGTATCAACCAATGTCTTATTAAGAGAGTCTTGAATCCTTGGATCTTCAGATTGCTTAATTGCAGACATCAATCTATCAGCAGCAATTCGGGCATTGCTTTGCTGTCTGCCAGTCATCATGCCCTCAAAGTTTTTAGCAATCTCTGCTGTTGGAAGACCAAGATATGAAGCTACGTTTTGAGCAGACTGACTAAAACTTTTAATTTGATTCGGATCTTTAGATTGAATTGCAGCAGTAAAAAGAGGATCAATAGCAGCATTAGCAGTTTGCTGCTTTGCCTGCTCAAGAACGCTTAATGCTTGCGCTCTTTCTGCTGGAGTTCTTGCTTTTTCAAGATTGTATTTAGCAAGGTCTAACATACCCATGCCTTTAATCTTGTTCTGCTCGGCAATCATTCCTGGATAAGCCGTAAGCCCACCAGCAATCTCTGTTAATCGCTTTCCAAACGAAGGAGTCTGGCCTATTCTGTTTAGAAAAGTAGGTGAATATCTAGCCATTTTAAAATTCCTTTATTCAAAAATTCCAATAATGCTTTCTAGCAATCCACCACCTGATGCGCCGCCAAATAATCCGCCACCAAGAAGCGCAGCACCAAGATCGCCAAGCAAGTCTGCACGAGTTTGTTCTGATATTAGCCTGCCTTCGATGCCGGTCATCATGCCTTCACCGTACATTTGAGCGCCCATTAATTGACCTCGTTGTGCAAGCTGTGGGTAAAGCTCAGATGCTTGCATTACATTAAGCATTTGAGCCTGTGGAGCATATGACCCGCCTAGCGCACCCAATCCTAACTGTTGTTGTCCTGCAAGAGAAGCTAAATCTCTAGCTGCTAACTGAGATCCTAGCCCTGTATATTCTTGACCTAACTGAGCCTGCTGAGCCTGCTGTTGTTGTGCTTGTTGCATAGCCATCAGTGCTGCTTGGTTCTGTGCTTCAGATTGAGCCTTAGATAATGCTAGCTGTTCTGGCGTGCCACCAAACATATTAGTCTGAACACCTAAACGTCCTTGATTAGCTAGGCGTTCTTCAAGAACCATCTGTTGACGTTGCTCTTCTGGGCTTTGCATGGCCCTAATACGCTGGTATATGTCTGCTTCACGACCCGCTGTGTCTTGACCAGCCATTCCCATAAACTGCTGACCAAGTCCATAGGCGCTTTCTGCGGCAGTTCTGCCCATTGCCTGACCATATGGATCAGAGCTTAACGTAGAGCCAGCCTGACCCATAAGCATACTTTGAATAGCCTGCTCTTGCGGAGACAAGTACATGCTTGTTCCAGTGCGATCAGCCCTAAATCCGCCACCTGTAGCAGACGTAATTCCAAAAGGCTGGAATCTCGTTTGATTCATTGCTTGATTAGCAACGGCTTCAGCTTGTCTTTGAGATTCTTCGCCTATATTTGAAAGGCGATCTAATGCTTCTTTGGTTAAAAACCCGCCGCCTAAAGCTGCGCCTCCACCAAGTATTGCACCAAGTATGTCTGTGATATTTGCTGGCATAATTTATTCCTAAAGGGTCTTGCCCATCAAAGCATAAACATTAATTTCTTGTATTGATAATGAGGCATTGTTTATATCCGCCTCCACACCAATACTTACTACCGTTCCTGAACCAGTTCCATTGAATACTCTTCTGCTTGTTGTTACCCCAGCAGCGTATTCACTAAAAGATGTAACCGTAAGATCATTTAAGTCTGTCCATACAGACGATATAGATACATATGTAGCATTATCAACTGTGTTAAAGTAGCTATCGCCATCTAGTATTCCGCCACCACCTGATCCTGTGGTTGGAGCAGATGCAAACTCGCCTAGATATTTATTAACAATAACTGGATCCACGGCAGTGCCGGTTCCTGTTGAGGATATTCCATACCCGTTAAGGGCTGAATAACCTACATACTCGTCAGTTCCGTAGTAATACGTTCCTTCACTTTCAAGCAATAATGCTCGGCTAGCATATGACTCCTCAAAGTCATAGCTCCAATAAACAGATACAGACAGCCCACTACCACCAACAAATGTTGGGCGAACCTTTTTAAGTATCTTTAACTTTGATGGGTCGCCAAATGTTAATCCAGGACTGTAATATCTAAAGCGATATGACTGGCTATTATCTGTATACCCTGAGTATGTGCCTATGCCGTTTGCAGTGCCAATAAGAAGAGTGCCATCCTTCTTTCTTTCAAAGGCTTTAAACGTGCTAGAGGGCCATCTAGTAGCCCTATATGAGCCATTCTCTAGCCTTGCTCTAAGATCAAAGCAATATACAATTTCTTGATCTGGAAATCCTATAAGGTAAAAGTAGTTCTCAGGGCTAAATACTGAGACTGTAGGTTCTTGTCTTGCTTGAATAGCATCTACTAACTCTGTTTTAATGTTTCTACTTAGGTCCGTTATAGGCATAGACTTTTCTTGAATCGTCCTGCCGAAACTACGTAAGCCAGAGGGAGACATAAACAGTACGTCAGTACCTATATGCTGTACTGAGTTACGGCAAACAGCGCCTATGCCAGCAACAGTATCTACTAATGACATATTTGCTGGAGAATTTGCATTTTGATAAACAAGTATGCTGTGATTACCAAATATAATAAGCAGATTATTGTGAGCAGCTATAGCTCTGATCTCATCAAATCCATCAGGCCAAGCCTTAGATACATCTATAGACCCGCTAGATCCAGTGCTAAAGTTGTGACCAATTAGCAAGTCAGACCAATAAATAGTGCTATTGTTTGTGCCTGTACCTACCACCCAAAGTCTGCCAAATGCTGCTATAGCTTCGTGACAATACTGAGCAGAGGTAACAGAGCTGCCTGATACGGCAGACATTTTGGTCACTGCATTAAGGGTGTTGCTGTACACTAAAGGCTCATAGTCCCTTTGAAAGAAATAACAGTAATCGTTAAAGTTAACTATCTTCCAGTTGTTAGAAGTAATTGTATAAGATGCTGGAGTTCGATCAGTTAAGGCATCTGTGCCAGAAAATATCTTGTTGTTGCCTACGCTGAATACAACCTCATTAGCTTGGCTATCATAGAAATGATGAATGTGGTGTATGCGATCAGATCCAAGTGGACTTGAATCTGTTGTTGCTAGATTAAATCCTTGGCGAGCAGCAATACGACCACGCTTATCAATAACAGCATTGTCAGCAACTTCAGCAAAAGAAGGGTCCTGAGCTAACGGAGAGTCCTCAGTGTTAATTCCTTTAAATGCTGGAGCAACTAAGTTTATTGTCTGTAGTGGTTGGGCCATGCTTGCCTCTTAAACTGTATACCAAGTTACTTCATCTGGATGCTTGGCTGCATCTAACGCAATAGCATCACTAAGATATTTATCAGCAATAGCAAAATACTCTGGCGCTGACGTTCCTCCAGTTTCCCCTCTTTCTCTTGCAAGCAATGCAATTGCCATATGCATTACTGGCATATGCGGAATATATAACTTATCGGTATCGTTAGATAAATCGTTATTCCTTAATATAACATCAAAGCGAAGTGTATATACACCATCTGGTTTTGGGTATAGCTCTACAAGAGTATCTCCATTTACATCTACTCCGTTATAGGTGTAGTAAGCTGGGCTTCCTTTTAATACTTCTTGAGT